TCCTTCACAGGAAGAAATACAAAATGGATATGTAGATAAGACAAAAAATATTAATGATTATCCTTATCCTCAAATAAGTAGAACATTTAAAAGACTAAGTCATGGTAAACCAATTATACCACTTGAAGAAGATAAATCTCTACCTGATGGAGATAATTTATTAAAAATTACTAGAACTGATATGGATAATGTAAAACAGAGAATGTATTTACCTGATTATTATCGTAAAGATATATTAAGTGGAAATACTATTGGATCTGAAGAGTTAAGACCTTTTTTTACAGATGAAAACAAATCTGAGGATTCTTGGACAGATAAAAATGTTTCTGAACATCCTAGATTTTATAATTCTAATATTAAAGATGAATTAACTAGTATAGGTTCATTTTTTGATGAAAATAATCAATATAGTGATAAAACATCTATAAATGGAGATTCATTGATATCTGATAGTTGCTTTAAAGATAAAAATAATAATATTTTTTGTGAGGATAATACTAGGTTACAATTAATACCACCTAAATTAATAAGTGATTCTAAAAATTGTAAATTATTAAATACAATAGGTCCTTATCGAGAAGATAATAAAATTGATGATACTAATGAAAAATGTATGAATGGAGGTGAATTTTTAAATAAAATAAAACCTTCATTCAAAAATAATGAAGTATATTCCTCATTTGATAATAATCCTTTAGTTGTTGATATAAATTTTTAAGATGGATTATTTAAGTAAATACATCTTTCATTTATTCTTACATTATATTTTTTACACCAATTTATTGCTAAAATTAATTGTTTATTTCTAGGTTGTATTTTATAAGTTTTGCTATTAATAATATCAATTCCTTTATTAATACTTTTTATTTGTTTCAATGTATATTTGATAATATAATTTATTAAATTATGATAAAATAAATCATTTAATTTCAAATTTAATTTTAAATCATTAAATGAATGACACATATTATTAATAATTTTTTTATTATATCCCTTGTAATTTAAGCATACTAAATATTTTTCACTATTACTATTTCTACTTATTTTAGGTTTATGTAAATAAACATTTTCATATGATAAAGTTAATAAATAAATAAGATCAATTGTTTCCTTTAAAAATGTATCAAATATTTTACAAATAAAATTTCCATTTTTTTTTTGAATATTAAGAGCCAAAAATATTTCATTATAAATTAAACGCAATGAATTATATTCTTGTTTTGAGTAATCTTCAGAAAAATCAAAACCACCATCTCCCGTAATAAATTCACATTTATTTCTTCCTATTTTATGTATCATAGACATGATATTTAAAAAATCAAATAAATCACCATTATTATTTTTACCGTATATATAATTTATTTTGTATTTTGATATTTTATGATTCCATCTTGGAATACTTTTATCATCGCTTAATAAAGAATTAGCATAAATATTTAATTTATTTTTTTCAATAAGATGTATAATAGATTGAATAAATCCTCCAGGAGCTTCAGCTAAATGACATGTATTATAATTATTCTTAAATTTTATATCATATTCATATATCATTTCTCTTAATTTGAAATATGAACGACTTACAGGTGATATAATTGATATATTTTTTTTACGATAAGAAGAATAATAAACATATTCATAATCATGTATAATTTTTTTTACTTTATCCCATTCATGTGCATAATCATCTATCTTATTTTTTTCCTTGTTTAACATATAATTTAGATAACAAATGATAGAATCATAATCTAATGATTTATTTATTATCTTATTATTTGTTAATAAGTATTTCATAATCATAACAAATTAATTTATTTTTAAATTAATAATATGGTGAATTGTTGTAATCATACAGCAAATGATAATTCTTGTATTAGAAGTAGCGATAATAAAATATTTAAATTACCTCGTAAATTCTCAAGGGGAAGTTGTAAAAATCCTAAAGGTTTTACTATGCGTAGTAGCTGTGCTCCGTATAAAGATTGTTTTAATAAAAAAATTAAAAAAAGAAAACAAAGTATTAAACAAAGGAAAAAACAAAAAGGAGGAAAAGAGAATAGCAGTCGTATATTAGTAAACCATGATAATCTTGAAACTGCTTATTTTTCGGGTGGGTGTTTTTGGGGGATACAAGAACATTTCAACAAAGTTTTAGGTGTTAAAAATACATTCGTTGGATACATGGGTGGTAATATAAAAAATCCTAATTACAATCAAGTATGTAATGATAATACTGGTCACGCTGAAACAATTAAAATAACTTATGATCCTAAAATAATTTCTTATTCATATCTTTTGAATGAATTTAACAAGGTAAGAGTTAAAAATATAACTAATACTCTATCTCAATATCGCTCAATAATCTTTACCACTGATAAACATCAAAAGGATGAGGCAGTAAAATTTATAAAAGATAATCCAGATGTTGAACTATTATTAAAAGAAAAATATCCATTTTATAAAGCTGAAAATTATCATCAAAATTATAATAAAAATCATAGAAATGGGGGTGGGGTTGTTCGTAAATTACCTAAACTTAGGAAAATAGATGATTCTCATAAAAAACATAAATATCATTTAAGTGATCCTCAAAAGAGGCGTATTTTAGCAATCAATGAAGGTATAAATTATGAAATGAAACACAGAGGTTTAACAAAGAAAAAAGCAGCTATCTCAAAAAAAGGAAGATTTAATATATTAAGAATATATCGTAAAAATAATAAAAAAGATGAGTGTCGTAAACTAACCGATGATATGAAATATATTGATAAAAAATATAATCTAGGTACAACAAAAAATATATGTAAAGGTGGTGGCAAACGTAGTAGCAAACGTAGTAGCCAAAGTGGCAAACGTAGTAGCCAAAGTGGCAAACGTAGTAGCAAACGTAGTAGCCAAAGTGGCAAACGTAGTAGCAAACATAAAACTAAAAAAAGATTCTTATATAATCCAGATGATCCTAAACGTAGCTTTGATGTTTATATAGATAAAAATCCAAATGATACTATTCCTATTAAATATACTACATTAAACGATGTGAAATCTACTATCAAAAAATTAGAAGTATTATATAAAAATGATAAATATACTCATAAAAGAATATGGCAAGTTGGTATGATATTATATGTTCGTTTAAAAGTTTTAAAAGATAAAAAACCAAATGAATTTAAACTTGCAGAAAGATATTTTAAACATTTAGGAGAAAGAACAAAAATAAAAGATGATAAAATGAGAAAAAAATTTATATTTAAATTTGATAAATATTGATAAACATAAATAAAATAAAGAATATGCATCGTATCATAATCATATTATTATTGATTTATCTTCATCCTTTTAAACATTTCATATCTGATAAATTTCATAATAATATCCTTATAGATAAACATATCCAAAGAAATTTGATTCAAAGATATAAATTAAATAATTAAATAATTAAATAAGATTAAAATATGTATTTTCGTAATCTATTCAGAATATATTTTAAAAAAGAAACAAAACCTATCTTACATAGATGGTATATAACATCCGATAAAAAAGGTTTAGATCGTAAAATATATTTAGCAAATTATGACAATTGTGGTCCTTGTGGAAAGATTCTTTTAAAAGATGAAAAAAATAAATGATTATAATATTATATGAATAAACTTTATATCTTATTAATTTTTTTATGCTTTTTAATTATACTAATGCCCCGTAAAAAAGTTTGTAAAACTATTAAGGGGAAAAGAGTTTGTAATAAAAAACCTCAAATGAATGCTAGTGATATTATTACTCTACAAATGAATGCGTTACAAAAAAATAATAAGAATGATAGTGGTATTCAAACGGCTTATAAATATGCTTCCTCTGATAATTTATTATCTACAGGTCCTTATCCTAGATTTTCAAGGATGGTTAAAAATAATATATATAAACATCTTTTGAGATTTAAAAAATGGTCTTTTGTTAAAAATACTATACAAAAATATAAAGATGAAACATATTCAAGGATGGTTTCAGTGATATCATCACATGATAACAAAGAATATATATATAGGTTTACATTAAGTCGTCAAATACCTAGTTTATTTTGGAGAACGGATTCGGTAGAATTAATTGAAGGAATGAATCATGAAGATTTATTTAATAATCAAAGGAATATTTATAATGGTCCCTTACAAGTATGTAGTACTAATCCCATGACAGGATGGAAAAGAGATGGTAAATGTAGTACTCATGATGATGATAGTGGTACTCATACAGTATGCGCTAAAGTGAATGATGAATTTTTAGATTATACAAAATCTAAGGGTAATGATTTAACATCACCTTCTAATAGTTTCCCGGGTTTAAAAAATGGAGATAATTGGTGTTTATGTGCACTACGATGGAAAGAGGCTATGAATGCTGGTAAAGCACCACCTTTAAATTTAGAAGCTACTAATCTTAAAACATTAGAATATATAGATTTAAATACGTTAGAAAAATATAAAATATAATATTTGTACTTTTTAATATGAATACTATTTGCAATGATCCTTATATTTATACAATAGAAGATTTCTTAACTCCCAAAGAGTGTAAGTTTATTATAAATGTTTCTAAAGATAATCTTAAGTTAGCCGGAGTAAGTACAAAAGAAAGACAAACAGAATCAGAAAGAAAACTTTATAAAGGTAGAACAAATAAGAGCTATTGGATGCCCCTTGATAAATACCCTGAAACTTTAAACATAGCTAAGAAGATTGCAGAAAGAATAGGTTGTAATTATAGATTTTTTGAAAGTTTTCAGGTGATTCATTATGATGAAAATGAAGAATATAAATATCATTATGATGCTTACAATAAAGAAGAAACTGAAAAATATGAAAAATATTGTGGAGAAAGAGGTAATCGTATAAGAACTGTATTGGTTTATCTTAATGATGTTATAGAAGGAGGAGGGACAGGTTTTGATTCATTGTCTGAATATGATGAACCAGTTATAGTAGAACCTAAAATGGGTAAAATGGTTGTATTTACTAATGTAAATGATGATGGTTCATTAAATAAAAAATCAAGACACGCTGGTTTACCTGTCATTAAAGGTGAAAAATGGGCTTTTAATCTATGGCTAAGGGAAAGGGAATAATTTATACTTTTTGAAAGATAAACCAATTATTTAATCCACTTAAATCTCTTAGGAGTTTATTCTTATCTTTTAATAAACCAAAGGCTTCAGGAAAGAATTGTTTCAATGATAAGTCTTTAGAATATAATTTTTCTAAATCTTTTATTATTAATTCAAAACCACCAAACCCATCCATATATGAATAATTATCATTATCAAACAAACCCTTAAAATTCTTTTTAACTTCTGGTTTAACTAATATTAAATCATATTCTTTCATCATTTCAATAAGTAATTGAAAATTCACTAAATATTCAGGAATAGTTTGACCAATACTATTCATATAAACATCAATTTGTTGTCCAAACAACTTTTGTATATTATCTTTATTATATGTAAAATCATCTATATCATATTTTTTAGTAATACTATAAATTTTATTATCATATTCATCAAGCATTTCTAAGTGATTATTTTCTAATTCTTCTAATAATTTGAATACTTTCATTCCATCATAACAAGTTCCTATAAAATATCCACCTTTTTTAATATTTTCAGAAATATTTTGAATATAAGTTCTCAGAGTTAATTCATCTTTAAAATAATAATGAATTGAAAATTGAGATGAAATAATATCAAATCCTTTTTTACAGAGACCTTTATATTTAGGAACTAAAGGTCTTAACTCTTTAGGAAGTGCTTTTTGTCTATCATATAAAATATCAATTAATAGTTTATTTCTTTCAATATAATCACCTACACAACCTTCACCACCTTTAATAGATTTACCAGTATCATATTGTAAGAATAATGCTTTCGTTTTATTATTACCAAGATAATATCTTTTAGCACATTTATTAATATCATTTGAAATATCTAAACCTAATAGGAAAGAAATATCATTATCACTTCTTAAATATTTATTTAAATCTCCACCACGACCTATGCTCGTATCTAAAATAGATATACTTTTATTACCAATTGATGTGATACTTCTTATTAATTTATCCTTAATATAATTATGAAAATTTCTTAATGATTTATCTGAATCAGAATCAGGATCTTCAATATAATAATCACTTTTTTCTTTTTCATCAGCAAAATCAATTTCATTTAAATCTTTACCAGTGATATATTTTTCTAAAACAGGATATTGAATAGTTCTCCATACATTATCAGCTGTATGACTATTATTCGGTCTTATTTTATCACTTCTTTCTCTAAGTGGTATCCATTGATAACCAAATGGATTATTTGGTTCATATTTCATTTCATAAATACCTTTATCTTGAAGAATAGTTTTATCTTTTAAACATAATAATTTACTATTTGTTAATGGAATATTACATATATGAATGCTATTTTTTTCTGTAGGAGGATTAAATAAAATTTCATTTTTCCTTTTATTATTATATCCCATTACTTTCCAAGTAAAATCAGTAGTCACATCTTTATTTATATCATAACCGACATATAAATTAACCTGTTGACATTGAATCGTTTTATTTTTATGTTTAAAAGAGGTTATTTTATTAACTTCTTTCCCTTTAATTTCTTCTTTTACAAATTCAATTCTAAAATCGATTGTATTTTCTTCAGGTGGTTTCCATTTATAATTTTGATACCATGTGACTCCTATATTATCTACCACAAACTCTTCATTATCAGAAGAAACAGGGTAATTCATAGGCATAAATATTAAACCATCAATATTATATTCATAATTATTCTTTTTATTTAAATCTAATATTTTTTGACTCATTTTACCTATAATACCAATATTAGTATATTTAGTAGGTTCATTTTTATCTTGTTTTAACTTTTTAGGACCATCATAATATTTTTTATAACCAATTCTTATTGTATCTTTCATTTGAATTTCTCTGCTTTCTTTATCCCATTTATTATAATAAATACCATTCCTAATATCGGTTAAAATACTTGGTTTAATTTCAATGCTATTTTGAAAATCGTGTAATATTTTATAACGACTGGGTAAATCTTTTTTATTTAACCAAGGATATGTATAAG